TCCATGAGTTAGCTGATGCTTTAGCCATAGTGTTGTTCCACTCCATCTCACCATTAGCTACTTTTCTTTTGATCTCAGCATCCGCTTTTACTTCTACTAACTTTGCTTCTTGTTTAACCTTAGATTGCTCTACTTTTCCCTGAACGAAAGTAGATGCTAAACCAAATAAAGGAGTAAGTAGTTGTAACATAAGTCGCCCTTAATATCATATTTAGAATATAATCTTAATCATCATCAAGCGTTGAGTACAAAACAAAAAGACTTCTATCTATATATATAATTAAGAAGGCTCTATTATATCATATTTTTTAGCAAAAGTCAATAGCTATTTTCATGATTTCGTTAATAAACTATCGGGGGTAACTTCCTAAATCTCACTTTTTTGTATCTGGGTGGGAGCTATATGTTTAGCCGAAGGCGCATACCTCCCCCGCCCCCTGTATATTTATACAGTAGTCATATGAGAATAATAACTATTATCATTTGCATTAAGAATCTATCAAGAATAGTCCTTTCAATAGCTAAAAACTATATCAATATATATCAATATAGGTCAGGGAATTGCTAGGAATATTTTAAGAATATTTCTGAATCATTATCGATAATATTTTGTGAAATAATTTTTATAAAAGTAGATAAAAAAATGTGGAAAATGCAGCCTATTCCCAAAATAACCAGTAGCAGCTAAACAATACCAGGCAATCAATCAAGATAATCTAAAGTATTCCTTTATACCTAAAAATAATTGACTATATAAGTAGACAATATTAGCGTAGTAGATTAAAATTACTTTAGTACTTAAACAATGGAGCGATACAAAATGAAAATCGAAATAGTAAGCAAGCAACGTAAAGACGGCAAGTATAAAGTTAAAACTTTTTTTCAAGGTGCGCCCAATATGTTTGGTGGGTTTGACCATGGTAAATGCTTTACTAGTTTAAAAACTGAAGCCGAAATTATCGACCTGATTAATTCTTGTTCTTTTGAGGGCGGTATTAATATTGAACAATTCACAACAACAAAGGAGCAATAAAAATGATAGATACAATTAGCACTACTCAAGCAATCAATGCCATAGTTAACGATCAATTTGCGGATTGGACTTACAGAGATGCAGAGGTATTAGTAGATTTTTTTGAAGACTTAGAGATTCAAAATGGGCAACCTGAAGAATTAGATATTGTTAGAATAAGGACAGAATGGGCTTCGGGTTGTATTGAAGATATTAAAAAAGACTATTCTGAATGTTCTGATATGAATAATTCTGAAGCTATGGATTGGCTAAAAGGTAGGACAGTTATTTTAAACCCTGAAGAAGCGCGTTTTGTTTATAATCAAGAATTTTAAAATAAAAAAATAGTTTTTTCGGTAGCATTCTTTTTTGAGTGTTACCCGATAAACTTTTTAAATAGTGGAGCTTTATATTATGGATAATTGGACAGACTACTACAAAGATTTAAACATACCTACAACGTGGGAAAATATAAGTTATTGCAATGATGAATTGCCTAGCTTTATGATTAATCAATTTCAAGTGTGGATTGATCAACCTGACTCAACCCAATTCCCCAATCGTTTTTGTGTAATGAGATTAGACGATGATAATCAAACAATAGACGATTGGTTTTTTGAGTCTGATAACTTTCAAGACGTTTTAAACTTAGTTAATCAAAAATAAATCGGAGCTTTAAACTATGAAAATCAAAATATTCGGCTATACACTTGCAGAAATTGGCTTGTGTCTTTTTCTTCTATTCTTACTAACTATTGATTCCCTCCCATTGTAATGGACTATTTTAGAAAATATTAATTTGATAAGACGCGCTCTTTTTAGGGTTGCGTCTTTTTTTTTGCCTATGCATAGGTATTGCTGCAAGACATAAAGTCCACAGAATCGAATTCTAGAGGCTAGTTTTTTGCTTGTTTTTCAGTTTTGCGTGTTTTTAGTGCTTACCAGGTAGATTAAGCGGCTAGACCTGGTTAACTGGCGAATTGAGCTGCTGGCTGCTTAATGCTGCTTAGTGCCTGGTATATTGATTATTAATTTGTAGCGATTTTAGCGTTGTTTTTAATGCTAGCTATACCTTGATATAGGTTTTATTTTTAAATGCTTAAAATGGTGGTTTTATGGCTTTGTACGGGTATTTTTTTGAGGGTTGCTTGAGTGCTATTTTGAGAGGGATTCTGTGAAGAATTTAATAAAATCAAATTTTGATAAAAAACCTTCTAATAAGGAGTTAACAGGAATTTTTGAAAACCTTAAAAAACCTTCTAATAAGGAGTTAACAGGAATTTTAAAAAGGTTTGACCAGGTTAGAATATGTATGTACTATGTTAAAAAAGACATGGAGAATAGTGTGAATAAAGAATTAGCAATTGAACACTTGGAGTCAATTATTAATAGGGTAGAAATTATCAACTCTATTTGTGCAGAAATGTTAAAAGATTTAAAACAAAGCAGTCAAACAAGTGAGTTAGAAGAACTAACAAAAAACAGGGAGTAAGTAAAAAATGGAAAATATAAAAAACTTAGAAAGTTTTCAAGCGTTAGAAAACGAACACAAACTGGAGATTCTTAATCTTGTACAGGTTGAGGATTATCTTTTGGGTGTCCTGGATTGTAAAAAACTTGGTAGAGCCAATACAGATTTTCTTCGTAACAGGCATTATCAAATGGGTTTTGGCAACCAGTACGCTTTGGAACAAGTGGGATTAGATGAATTAGATAAGGAGATAGTATAATGCCTATGATAGAGAGAGATTTCTGGAATGGTGATGACCCCAAATTTGATGCTTGGTTTGATGAACGAAGAAATAATCTTAGTGAGTTTGATCACAAAGAGTTTTTGCAAATGTTTAAAGACCAACAACCTGATTTTTGTGAAGAGTGTTTGGAGTGTTACAACCCAATAGAAGATACTGAATGGTATAAAGAGTTTGTGGACGATGTGTTGGTTGAAGAGTACGAAGACTTAGATTAATGAATAAAAGTCTTTTTTTTGTACTCAACGCTTAATGTTGTTTGGGGCTTCTCGATGAATATGTTTTTGAGGGTAGCTTTTTTTCGTCAACAAATAAACAATAAAGTATTTTAATTTAAATAAGGAATAAAAAAAATGAATCCTATAAGGAAACTAAAAGGTGAGAAGAAGACTCATCTAACACCCGCAGAACAAGAGATTTTTACTTATATTTTGTGTGGCAACAATAACAAAATGATAGCTGAAAAGATGGAGACAGGTATAGGAACTGTCAGGGCGCAGCTACAGGGTCTTTATCGTTTCTTGGGTTATCGTAACAAGGAACATTTGTTGCAAGACCACCTGTGTCCTATTAAGGTACAAAAATCTATTGATGTAATGATGGGAGTGTAAGAAATGAATGTATTAAGTTTATTTGACGGCTTATCATGCGGAAACATCGCACTTGAAAAAGCAGGTATAAAAGTAGATAACTATTATGCTTCAGAAATTGATCAGTACTCAATTAAAATTGCCAATAAGAATTATCCTGGTATTATTCAACTGGGTGATGTAACCAAGTTTGATGAAACTAAGTTACCCAAGATAGACCTCTTAATAGGTGGTTCACCTTGTCAAGGGTTTAGCTTCGCTGGCAAACAACTAAACTTTGATGATCCTAGGAGCAAATTATTTTTCGTATATGTTTACATGCTAAAACAATTAAAACCTAAATACTTTTTATTAGAAAATGTACGCATGGCTAAACAATCTCAAGACGTAATCTCTGAATACTTAGGTGTTGAGCCTATTGAGATTAATTCTAGTCTATTAAGCGCACAAAACCGCAAGCGTTTATATTGGACTAATATTCCTAACGTGACCCAACCAAAAGACAAAGGTTTAAAACTAAAAGATATTCTTGAAATTGATGGCTATGTTGATCGTGATAAGTCTCATTGTTTAGATGCTAATTATTTCAAAGGTGGTAACCTTAAAAGTTATTTTGAGAAGCACCGCAGGCAATTAGTCTTTAGTGATAATGGCTTGTGTCATGTTGGTGATGCCGATCTGAATGGGCATGATTTAATAAAGCGTGTCTATCACCAAGATGGTAAAGCCCCAACAGTTAACACCATGAATGGGGGCAATAGAGAGCCAAAAGTTAACACGTCAGAAACCACCTATAGAAAGCTAACACCTTTAGAGTGCGAGAGATTGCAAACTATACCTGATGGATATACTGAAGGCGTTTCTAATACTCAGCGTTATAAGATGCTGGGCAACTCGTGGACTGCTGATGTTATTTGTCATATATTTAAGGGGATTAAAGAAAATGGTTGAGAGACGTAACGATGAGAGGTGTGAGTGGCGTTTAAACGTGCCATTTATGCTTATGGAGTACCCTAACCACCCTACTTTAGCTTGGAACGCTTCCAAGTGTGTAGATTTGATCTTAATTCGCCTTACAGGCGGAGTACCAAAAGGAAACAAAAAATGAATGGTAATACATGGCATCATTATTACACTGCAAACAATCCAAACAAACTAACCAAGCGTCAGCAAGAGTGTCTTGTTTACTTGTTGATGGGTTGTAGCAATGCCCAGGTTCAAAACAAGATGGGGTTAACACTTCGTACTGTCAGACAGCACATAAGAGCTTTGTTTGATAAGTTTGATGTTAATAGCCATACTTCTTTGATGGCTTTGTTTATTGACAAAAGTAAGTTAGAAGAAGAAATTACTGAAATGATGAGAGAGGGATAATCATGGCTGACCTATATGCAGTTGTTTTGTATTCGTTAGAAGATGAAGTGAAGACCTTAAAAACTGATCTTAATTTGCGTGAAGCAAAAGATTTTATGAATAATTATCAAACAGTACAAGGAACTATGATAGGATTGATACCTAATCCATCTGGAGATCAACCTGATGCAGTTTGATGAAGAAAAAACTTACTTGTATAAGACCAGTTGTGATTGTGGTAGCAGCAATGCCAAACAATGGTTTGCTTACCCCAATAAACCTAATGATAGTTATTGCTTTAGCTGCAATACCTTTTTTCCACCAGAAAAAAATGCACTATGGCAATCTTCAAACTCACTTAAACAGAACAAGGTTAATAACACAATGAAGCTAGACGATATTAAAAAGTTACCTATTCGTGGTATACCCGATAGGAAAATAACTAAAGAAGTTTGTGAGTTATACAGGGTTCGTGTTTCTGTATCTGAATCTGATGGAGAAACAATCACCAATATTTATTCGCCAGATACTGTTTCTGGAAACTTAGTTGGTTACGAACAGAAGCAGGTTAAAGACAAACAATTCCTTTCAATAGGTGATCGTAAAGGTAACTTAGACTTATGGGGTAAAAGCTATGCTAGTAAGTGTGCAGGGCAAAAACTCTACATCACTGAGGGTCGATTAGATGCCTTGAGTTTATATGAAGCTATCGTGCAGCAAACCCCTGATAAATTTAAGCACCTGAAGCCTAGTGTAGTATCGTTAACTAAGGGTTGCACATCAGCAGTGAAAGACCTTATAAACAATAGGGTCTTTTTAGAAAACTATAAAGAAGTTATTCTTTGTTTTGATATGGATGAACCAGGACAGAGTGCAGTTAAAGAAGTCTTAAAAGTTTTTCCTTTGTGCAAAGTTGCGAAGCTGCCACACCCAATAAAGGATTGCTCCGACATGCTCATGCAAGGAAGGAAAAAAGAACTGTACGAGGAAGTAGTCTGGAGAAGCTCAGTCCAAAGGCAAGGCGAGGTGGTTGAAGTTACTGACGAGCTAATTCAACAAGCACTTGTTAGACCAAAGATGGGTTTGACTACTTGTTGGTCTAGTTTAGATAAACTAACCTATGGCTTGCGCCCCCATACCATAATTGTGTTTGGCTCATATCCAAAGGCTGGCAAGAGCGAGTGGAAAAACCAATTAATCTACCATATATCACAACACCACAATCGACCAGTAGGTGTCTATGACTTAGAAGTCCACCCAATTAAAACCCTAAAACAGATAGCCTCTAAAGAAGCTAAGACTAATTTCTTGAAGCCTGATAACAACTATGACGACAGGTTGTTAGCTACAGCTTTAGACAAGTTTAAAGGTAAGCTCTACTTATATGATCGTACAGGCTCTAGGGATTGGCTGGATATTAAAGCGTGTATCATTGAGCAGCACTTGCTTGATGGTGTGTGTGAATTCTTCTTAGACCCCTTGACTGCCTTAATAAGCAGGTTTAGCAGTAGTGAGGCTAATGATAGGTTGAACGAGATTATGACTGACCTTGCTGACCTGGTTAATACTTATCCAATAACAGTTATTTGTTTCTCTCATGTTAATCCACCTCTCAAAGGCAGTAAAAGCCACGAAGAAGGTGGTAAGATATTGTCTGGTCAGTTTACTGGGAGCAGGGCTTTGGAGAAGTGGAGTCACTTAGGTTTAGGCTTAGAGCGTGATAGATCAGCAGACTGCCCTCCAGATAAGGTTAATCATTCTATTGTTAAAATTTTGTACGATAGAGATTTTGGTGCTAGTGGATCAGTAGATATGTTTTATGATACCGAAACCACAGAATACTTAGAACCTAAAACGAGAGGTTGGTGATATGATTAGAGAAAAAAGCACAACAGTTGAAGAACTATTAAACAAATATCCTACTGCTAGGGATAGTGATACCTTTTTAATAGCCCACTATTGGTATCAAGAGCAAATTGATAATGACTTAGACCATACTAAGACTTTAAGGAATTTAGCACTTGGCAAACTATCTACACCAGAGTCTATTACTAGGTGCAGAAGAAAACTACAAGAGCTTAATGAGTCTTTAAGAGGTGAGAAGTATGACCAACGACACAAGAATGAAGATGTAGTTATTCAAGAAATAGTAGAGTGGTGTTAATATGATAGATCAAAAAACGCTTAAAAAACATTTGGATTATGATCCTGAAACTGGGTTGTTTAGGTGGAAAATAGCACGACAAAGAATTAAAGTTGGAGAAGTTGCGGGAACTACTAATAATTACGGCTATATATGTATAAAGATTTTTTCTAAAAGATATAAAGCACATAGGCTTGCTTGGTTGTATACTCATGGTGAATTTCCAGAAGATTCAATGGATCATATCAACAGAATAAAAAACGACAATAGGATAGCAAATCTTAGGGCTGTTACTCATACTGAGAATATGAGAAATAGGTCTTTACAATCTAGTAATACATCGGGTCACACAGGTGTTTATTGGATCAAAGAAAAAAAAGAAAAAAAATGGAGGGTTCGGGTAAAAAACATAGATTATGGATATTTTAAATATAAACAAGATGCAATTAAAAAATCTAAATCTGTTTACAAAGAGCTTGGGTTTCACGAAAATCATGGAAGGGTGTTAGAAACTAATGAGTGAATATGTGTTTGATATTGAAGCTGACTCTATAGATGCTACCAAGATACACTGCATGGTAGCTAATGGTTATCGTGTGAATAAAGATTTTTTTGTTAACTTGCAAGAAGATGATGTGCTTATCGGACACAATATTATTCGTTACGATATACCAGTCTTAGAGAAGTTGTTAGGTATCAAGATCAAAGCCCAGTTAATAGATACTTTAGCTTTATCCTGGTACTTGTTCCCTGCTGTCAATAGGCATGGTCTTGCTCAGTGGGGTGAGCGTTTAAAGATTGATAAGCCAATCATTACTGACTGGGAGAATTTATCTCTTGAGGAGTATCTCCACCGCTGCAAAGAAGATGTCAAGATTAATACTAAGCTCTGGAATTTACAGAAATCTTTGTTGATTAAGATTTATGATGGTGACTACCAACCACTGGTTCGTTACCTTTCATTCAAGATGAAGATGTCTATGCTACAAGAGAATTCTAAGTGGCAGTTAGATGTAGACAAAGCTAACACTTTGCTTAATGAGTTAGAGCTAAAGAATCAAGAAGCTATTGATGAGCTATCTAAGGTCATGCCACAAGTTCCTAAAATAGCCAAGCGTACTAAGCCCAAGCTGCCCTACAAACAAGACGGCACTTTATCTGTAGCAGGTGAAAGGTGGTTTAACCTTGTAGAACATCATGGTCTAGATAAAACTTTTACTGGTGTAGTTTTAGAAGAAGTGGTGGGTCAAGAAGAACCTAACCCTACTAGCAGTCATCAAGTTAAGGCTTGGTTACTTGGTTTGGGTTGGAAGCCCAGCACCTTTAATTTTGTTGAGGACAGGGAGATACCTCAAGTCAAGACTAAAGATGGTGACCTGTGCAAAAGCATTAAGAAACTATCTAACCTACACCCAGAAGTATTAGTCCTTGAGAACATGGCTGTGGTTAAGCACAGAATAGGATTGGTTAAAGGCTTACTAAAAAATGAACAAGATGGTTTTGTTGTTGCTGCAATACAAGGTTTAACCAATACCCTGAGATTTAAACACGCTGTCTGTGTCAACCTACCATCTGCGAGAAAGCCTTATGGATTAGATATACGAGGGTTGCTTAAAGCTAGGAAAGGTTATGAGTTATGTGGTTCTGATATGTGCAGCTTAGAAGATAGGGTCAAGCAACACTATATGTGGGATTTTGACGAACCTTATGTTAAAGAAATGAGTACACCTAGCTTTGACCCACACCTTGACCTTGCACTATCAGCTAAAGCTATTACTAAACAACAGATGCAAGATTATAAAGATGGTAATAAGACTGATGCACTATCTAAGACTAGGTATAACTTTAAGGGTGGTAACTATGCCCTTCAATATGGTGCAGGGATTAAAACCCTAGCAAAGCAATTGAATATTACTATGAAAGAAGCTAAAGTGATATCTGAAGCCTATTGGAAAAGAAACTGGAGTGTGAAGGCTATCAGTGACAGCATGGTAACAAAACAAGTTGAGGGTTCTACATGGCAGTACAACCCAGTATCTAAGTTATGGTACAGCTTAAGAAGTGACAAGGATAAGTTCTCAACCCTATGTCAGGGTACAGGTACTTACTTGTTTGATATGTGGGTAGGATTCATCTTAAAAGAAAGACAGCAACTCACTGCTAACTTTCATGATGAAATAATATTGGAGGTAAAGAAAGGTAATAGAGATAAGTGTATAAAACTACTACAAAAAAGTATACAACAGGTTAATAATCTGTTAGGGTTAAACAGGGATTTAGAGGTTGATATACAATTTGGTAACAACTATAGTGAAATCCATTAAGGAGAACGATATGGGATTTGAACGTAATTCATCAGTAAAAAAAGAAAGTAAGATCGAGTACGAGAACCTTACTGAAGGTGAACATGAAGCTAGGTTAATCTATGTGGCTGATTGTGGTATGCAGCTTCGTGAGTACAAAGGCGAAGTTAAATCACCTGCACAACAGATAGCCCTGTGCTTTGAGGTACTAGGCTCTACTATAACAGTTGATGGTGTAGAACAACCAAGAATCATTTGGTCTAAGCCATTCAATATCTTTGGTCGTATGTCAGGCTTGAGTACAGAGTTTGAAATGTTCAAGGCTTTTGTACCTACTGCCCAAGAAGAAACAGTAGCAGACTGGGAATCTGTGTTAGGTAAGCCAGTAAATATTATCGTTAAGCATTTCAAGAAAGATGCTGATACAACTTATGATAATGTAGCAGGGTTAAGTTCTATTCCTAGTAAGTACCAGGATAAAGTAGAACCAGCTATCACTACTGACTTTTCTATTGCAGGGTGTGAAGATGAAGATGCACCTGCTATCAGGAATCTATTTGGCTTGGCTAAATTTATTCACGACAAGCGTATCTCTAGCAATAGTACGGCTTCTACTGAACAAGCACAGCCTGTATCAGAAGTAGAAACCTTTGATGATGAAGTGCCTTTCTAAGTGAAAGCCCTCATTGATGGTGACATCATTGCCTATCGTGTAGGCTTTGCTTGCCAAAAGAAGGATAAGGAAACGGGGTTGGTTACTGCTGACCCCAAACCTTATGCTCTCCATTCTACTAAACTCTATGTCAATCAGATAATAGAGGACTGTGGCTGCACAAGCTACACCATCTATCTAACACCCAAGAAAACCTTTCGTAATAAAGTAAGAGATGACTACAAAGGCAATAGGAAAGGTATTGCCAAGCCTGTACACCTTGATGCTATAAGAACCTACCTCGTTAGTATCTACAAAGCTGTTGTAGTAAACAACATTGAAGCTGATGATGCGTTGGGCTTAAAGCAAGATGATACTACCTGTATCGCCAGTATAGATAAAGACTTGTTAATGTGTGAAGGTAGGCACTACAACTTTGTTAAGAAGGAACAGAAGTTTGTTACCCCAGAAGAAGGCACTAGATTTTTTTATCAGCAAATGATAACTGGTGACACTGCGGATAACATTTTAGGCATTAGAGGTCTTGGTGCTGTCAAGGCAAGCAAGCTATTACAGGACACCGCAAGGAAAGACTGGGATAGTATGATTATTGACTTGTACATAAAAGAATTTGGCTATGATGAAGGACGCAACAGATGTGTCCAGAACAGTCAGCTCTTGTGGATTCTCCAGAAGGGTAAACAGATGCCAATGGACTTTAGTTATGAACAAGTATCGTAGCAGGTATGAAGCTAACATAGCTAAAGACTTAAAGTCTAAGGGCATTAAGTTTGAGTACGAAACAGTAAAAGTAAACTACTACTTAAAGAAGAGGGGTAAGTGTCAGAACTGTGATAGTGTTAAAAGCATATTTGTTCACAAGACTTACACCCCTGACTTCATAATGGGTAGTATGATAGTAGAAGCAAAGGGCAGATTCACTTCAGTTGACCGAACTAAAATGGCTCAAGTGGTAAAAGAGAATCCTAATCTTGATATTCGTATGTTATTTATGCGTGACCAATGGTGTACCAAAAGTAAAAGCAAGAAGTATTCAGACTGGTGTAATGCTCACAACATCAAGTTTGCTTTTGGTATATCTCTACCTAAAGAATGGTTGAAGGAGTTAAGATAATGGATGATACATTGTATTGCATTAGCTGTGGTACTTGTAATGGTGAGTTTAAAATAATCCAACACATCAAGCGTTGCAAAGTGTGCAAAGAAGGTGTGCTGCTGACAGTCAACGAAATGATTGATATTATAAATGACCTACAAATACAAGGGTTAATACCAGAAAACTTTTTAGATTACAGGACAGAACAAACTTATCAAAGAGAGGAGTTAGACTTTGATGATGACCTCCTTTCAGTTGAACAAGCCATCTCAAGAGAAGATGCAATGCGTGATATGTATGACATAGATGAGGAGTATTAGTGGAACAACTAAATCTATTTCTAGGTACAAGAGTAATTAGTTGGTTTAGTTGTGGGGCTGCAAGTTCTTATGCTACCTATCTTGCCCATAAAAAATATGGTAATAGG